CCAGAAGCCGAAACACTATAGCTATCCTCGCCACGTTGAGTACTTATGCGAGATCGTAGACAAGACCATAAAGGGTGAGTTTCAGAACGTAGCTATCTCTCTTCCACCGGGACATGGCAAGAGCCAGACCATAACCACCCGATTACCCATCTATTGGGGGATGAGGAACCCGCAAGATGCGATAGTGTTCACGGGATACTCTCAAGATTTTGCCAACCGTAACCTTAGCAGACCCGCCAGAGAGCTTGCCAAGGAGCTAGGCATTCTGGATAATTCGTCTGAAGCTATGGAGGAGTGGAGACTAACGAACGGGGCAAGGCTGGTTGCTCGAGGTGTTGGCTCAGCTCCTACGGGTATCAACCCTATATCCTTACTTGTATGCGATGACCCGATAAAGGATAGGATGCAAGCCGAGAGCGAGACGGAAAGAAATAACATCTGGGACTGGTGGACGGGCTCGGTGGTACAACGTTTCTTCCCTCGAACCAAGGCGTTTGTCATTGCCACCCGATGGCATCATGATGACTTGATTGGACGGCTCAAGGCTCAAGGAGATGATAGCTGGACATTCATAAACCTACCCGCCATTGCAGAAGAGGGTGACCCGCTTGGAAGGGCTGAGGGTGAAGCGTTGTGGCCGGAGGTCAAGCCCCTTAACTTCCTTGAGGCGGTTAGGCGGCAGATGGGCGAGTACAACTTCCAAGCCCTCTTCCAAGGCAACCCAAGCCTTCGAGACGGTGCAATCTTCAAGGTAGACCGAGCCAGCTTCATTGATGAGCGGGAGTTACCGCCAATGGTTGAGCGGGTGCGGAAGTGGGACGTAGCAGCCAGCTCTGGGAAGGGTGACTATACAGCGGGGGTATTGGTCGGGAAGGATGCGAACGGGCGGTACTATGTGCTCGACGTTCAACGCTTCCAAGAATCAACTGATGCCAGAAATCAGAGGATGTTAGCGACCGCAAGACAAGACGGGGTAGCGGTTCGGGTAGTGGTTCCAGAAGATCCCGGCAGTGCGGGTAAAGACCAAGCCCTCGCATACCTTCGCCTCTTGAGTGGTTACAACGCCAAGGCAGTAAGGGAGACGGGGAGCAAGGAGACCAGAGCTGATGGTATTGCATCACAATTCAACGGTGGTAACGTCTCTCTTATTAGGGCTAACTGGAACACCGCCTTCCTTGAAGAGCTTAGGCAATTCCCCACGGGCAAGCATGATGACCAAGTGGACGCTTTAGCGGGAGCCTTTAACGAGTTGGTGAGTAGTAACAATGTTTGGAATTGGTAGCGAATGAAAATATTTGGACTTGAAATTAGAGCAGTCGGGCGGGAGCCACGGAACCGAGACCAACAATTTACGGGTATCCCCTTTGTCGGTGGAACGTCTACGATGGGCGGCTACCTCAGATACGGGGCAACAGACCGAAACTGGCGAACCGAGGCGGGGCAGATTGAAAGCAACTCGACGGTAGCTATCGGACTCGGCAAGATTGCTCAGAAGGTAGCTCAAGCCAAGTTAACGGTTAAGACAATCAACCCAGACGGTAGCTACTATTACAAACCAGACCCTCGCTTATTCTCCTTCACCGCACCGATGCCGGGACTTGATGAGGCGACAATCCTTAAAGCCATTGCTTGCCCGCTCAAGGTCTACGGAAATGCCTACCTTCTGAAGAGACGTAGCAAGACGGGGTTCTTGATTGGTTTGGCTCCCTTGATGCCTTGGCAAGTCGTACCGAAGAGCGATATACACGTTGACGGTTCTCCCAACAATGGGAACGAGCTTATTACCCGTTATCAAATAACCCCTTACGGTGGCGGTGCGATGTTCTATGCCGCTCCTTCCGAGATTATCCACTTTAGGGATGGGATGGTAGATGTTGCAAACCCAGCCCTTGGAATGTCTCCATTGATGGCCGCATTGAGGCAAGTAGTTACCGATAACGAGGCGAGCAACTACGCCGCTACCTTGATGACAAACATGGGTATTCCCGGTGTGATATTCTCACCGAAAGACCCTAACGCCATGGAACCCACGCAAGAACAAAGAAAATCTATGCGTGATCGTTGGCAAAGCTTCAGCCGTGACCGAAGAGGGCAAGCGATGGACTTGCCGGGAGCCTTCGAGATTACACGGGTTGCAATGTCGCCGACCGACATCAAGGCGATTGAGCAGAAGGTTCATACGATGACCGAGCTTCTCGCTTCGCTTGGGGTTGACCCGATGATTGTTGGTTTACCCTCAGATTCTAAGACATATAACAACATCTCAGAGGCGAGAGAAATCTTCATTGAGGACACCATTTTATCCTTGCTCAGCGTTATCTCAGCGACTCTCGACAAGGCGTTTGCTGATGAGGGGCTAGGGCTGAAGCCAAATGAGTTCTTAGCCTTTGACCCAAGCGTTTACCGTGAGCTGGATGAGGATATTACCGCCAAGTACACAAGGGCAGAACTAGCGTTCAAGGCGGGAGCCTCTACCCGTGGCGAATTCAGAAAGGCACTCGGCTTCCAAGACGACTTGGCAGACCCTCGGACGTGGTTCGACATGAACGCTTTGGCAAGCCCACTCCCAACCACCCGAAGCATTAAGAAGTACGATAAGAGCCAACTAAGACGGCTTGAAGACATTCAACTTGAAAGCTGATGCCGTGTAACCATATCACCGAAAGCACCGCAAGGAAGCTCACCTTTATTCCCAAGGTGGTAGAGTTTCGTGCGATGCCAGCCGCCTTTGATAAGCCCGGTCGGAGTTATCAGAAATGGTATGAAGATATGTTGAACTTCAACTGGAACACCGCCAAGAACGCAAGCAAGCGATTGGTAAACGGTGGAAACGTTGAGGCATGGGCAGACAACTTCTTTGATGCCATTCTCCAAGCGAACGCTAACAGTCATTGGATTGGGCGGGACTTAGTGAGTCTTGACCCGACCAGCTTTGAGGAACTCGACATCCTAGCAGCCAGAGCGATTGCAGACGATGACGCCGAGTACCTCCAAGGGTTTATAGATGACATCCTCGACGGGCGTTACACCGATGAGGCGGGTGACTTGATGCTCGACCAAATTCTCAACCGCCAAAAGTTGTACATGGGCAAGGCGAGGGGCATAAGTGCTCAAGCCTCGGTAGACGCTCTTGATCTCGAAACAGAGATAACTTGGGTGCTGGGTGGTGCTGAGAAACATTGTTCAGATTGTCCACGGCTAGCAAGCATCTCACCCTACTTCAAGGATGACCTATTCACCACGCCGGGAGCTTGCGATACGCCTTGCCTTGGGAACTGTAAATGCCATCTGGAGTTTGAGGTCGGCGGTAAGAAGGTGCAGACAATTAAGCCCGTAGTATTGGAGAATGATTGAGAATGGCAGAGAATATAATGGTTCCACCACTTGGAGTACAGAGAGCGTGTAAGCGTGGTCTGGTGATGTTTGAGGAAGGTAAGGGTGGGGACGGCTTAGAGCCAGCCACCATCAAAGAAGCCCGCTCAATGGCAAGAGGCGAAGAGCAGACCGAGGCAAAGATTCGTAAGGGTAACCGATGGTGGGGAAGAAACGCACGATTCCTTGATGAGCCAGAGGACAGCCCCGCAATGGTTGCCGCCCTTCTTTGGGGAGGCGAGCCGGGTATGAGATGGTTCAAAAGGGCTTATGAATCCGTCATAAAAGAAGAGAAGTCTTTACAAATGAATTTTAATACAAGACAAGAACGCCAATTCGAGCTCCGCATGGAAGGGGCAGAAGCCTCTAACGGTGGATTAAAAGGGATGGCATTAAAGTACGGGGAGTTAGATAGTTACTGCTCGGTGTTCGCTCCCGGCTCCGCTACCGCCGCCCTTCCAGACTTTGTGGCGAACGGTTCCTTCCTTGAATCTCATGATGCCGACGATCTCGCCATTGGCTATATCAAGAGTGCAACCGATAACGGCGTAGGCGTTGAGGTCGAGGTGGAATATCACTCAACCCCAGCCGCTAAGGATGCCCGCACCGTGGCACTTGAGCGATTGGCTGCTGGCAAGAAGGTGGGCTTGAGTATCGGCTTCACTATTGGTGACTACCTTGAGTTTGAGAACGGAGAGGAGATGCTCCGAATGGTTGACACCTTGGGCATGGACAAGAACCTCTTTAATGTCGAGTCCATTCGCAAGTGTAACCGTGAATGCTACTTAATCATGCGACTGGCGAAAGTATATGAGGTAAGCCAAGTCAACTTCCCGGCGGTTCCAGAATCGGAAGCCTCGGAAGTCCGAAACAGTTTGAAGGGTGCTCATGCTGGCAAATCCTTCGCAGACGAACTCTCCTCCGTTCTTGATGCGGTTGAGATTGTCACAACCAGAGCCAACGAGGTACTCGTACTTCGTGAAGCTCAAGACAAGACACTTGGGAAATCAACCCTTGAGCGGTTAGAAGCGATTCGGAGCAATCTGAATGAGCTACTGACCCGAGCAAATGAGCCAACGGTTCAAGAGCTTCAAGCGGTGAAGTTTGCCCAGTTGGAGAAACTACTAAGATGAAATCTAACCAAGAACTCAACCAGATATTGAGCGAAGCGGTAAGTTTTGTTGATGCGACCCGAAGCGAATACGCCGGCAAGAAAGTTATGCCCGCTGACGTGGAAGCCCGCTTTGACAAGGCAGTTGCCGACATGCTCGACGCAAAGAAGGAGCTTGAACTTCGCTCCCAAATCGACAACGCTCGTTCATTCCAAATGGCAGAGGGTAACAACCCGTCCATCATGGGCGGAGTGGCACAAGACAGCAAGCAAGAAGACGCTCTCGTTCGAGCATGGAGAGGTTACCTTCGAGGTGACAATAGCCAACTCGCACAAATCCGAGCGGCTCAACAAGTCAACCCTAATACAGCGGGTGGATTCCTTGTTCCTAATGCGATTGCTCAAGAGATTATCAAGCCGGTCGATAACCCAATCTTCATGCGACAAATCTCTAACGTTCAGCAAATCAATGCGAACGTTGCGATTCCTCGGCAAAATACCCGTCTTACCGCTTACTGGCAAGGCGAGACAGAAACCGCTCTTACCTCTTCGGTGCAAGTGGGTCAACGAGACTTCAAGCCTCACCGAGTAACCGTAAGAACTTCGGCTTCTCGATTGCTCATCGACCAGTCGGTTATCAACGTTGAGCAATGGCTCGGTGGCGAACTTGACTATGCTTCAAGGCTCAAGGAAGAAGATGCGGCGATGCAAGGTAATGGCGTTGGGCAATGGCTTGGCATCTTTACAGCATCCGCTGACGGTATCCCAACTTCACGAGACGTTCCAACCGTTGGAGCGGCGATTGCGGCTGATGACATCATCTCAACCTTGATGAATGTTAAAGCAACCGTTAGAGACCGAGGTAGCTGGGTTGGCTCTCGCCAATTCGTCACCGCCGTTATGAAGCTCAAGGACTCCGCAAACCAGTACATCTTCACAGAAAGTGCTGGCATCGGCAACGTGCTTGCAGTAGGTACTCCAATGTTCCTCAAGGGGCGACCTTTGTACGAATCGGAAAGTGCTCCAACGACTCTCGCTGCTGGAACCTACGCCGCCGTATTCGGTGACTTTAACTTCTACCGCATCTACGACTTCTTGAACCTCTCGGTACAAGTGCTCGACCAAGATCCATACGCCAGCAACGGCGAATACGGTTACGTCATGCACAAGTTCAGCGACGGTGCTCCAGTCCTCGACGAGGCGTTCAGCCGACTCCAAGTGAAACCATGATGGCTACATTTAATGAATTCCAAATCGTTACCGTCTTCCCAGATGCCACCGCCGCAACCACTAAAGGGCTTGCCGCTGGTACAACTGACGTTAACTCTTCGACAATCGACTGCTTGGGTTGCTATGCTCTCAACGTGGTTATCGAC